CCGTCCTTCCCGCTGTAGTAAGTCATGAGTCAAGTACCCCAATTAGCTTCACTGTAACCGACATCCGACCAGTTTTTACGCTATTAAACTGTGGCGGTTCCGCATAGCGATACTGCAAACCAAACGGTGCTGCTGAAAATCTATTAGTACTACTTAATGGTGTAATGCCTGCATCAAAGCCGGGGTTACCGCTTTTGCTGGTGCTGCCAAGACCAAATAGACCTAACGTGCCACGGCAATTTGCGTAATGGTCATGGATTAAAGCTGCGTCAGCATCGCTTATATTGTCGAACGATAGTGATAGTTCTGTATTACTACGCCTGCTGCCATATTGCACACGGCTTTCCATGCCGTTTTGCGCTGTAAACGTAGTGCCTGGAAAATCGCCTGCATTCAGCGACCTGGAGGTAGGGGCGATACTAGGAAAAACGGGGCCTACGAAACTCATTGCTCGTTTTGCACCTCAAATAAATTGTCATCTAAGTTTAGGTAGGTGATCTTGCCTGTGCTAACATCGACAGGCACATGACTACCAGTTATTTCCACCATCCCCTCCTGATCATAACTAATGAGTTCGGCCTTGTATACCCGTGCGCTTTGGGCGTTTGCATATACCGTAAAGACCGCCCCAGCAAATTTATTATCTGTCACGTAACCATTACCATCAACTGTGATGGTGCCTGTCTCAACTGCTAACATCCCAGATCGCCACCAGTAGACCGTATTCGAGCCGGTCAATTCACTGCTTGTTACGACACGCCCATCATCTAATACATAACCATTCTGGAATTGATCTACATGTCTTGCCTGGCTAGCGAGTTTAAAATACGCACCAGGCGCAAGTGCTAAGCCTTCAGGGAATGTTTTAAACGTAACCGTATGCGTTACATAGCGGCGTGTTTGAATTAATAGTTTAGCAAAATCAACCGCATGGTTTGCGTTGGTGCAGAAGCCAGTAAAATCCACTGCTTCTACTGGTGCTGATTCTGAATCTGTTTGCTGTGATTCAGCTAACCGCACAAGAATATTACGTGTTTCAGCAAAACCATCTTCTACTTCATCGCGTAATGTAATCAATACTTGTGGCGCTAAACGTTGCTCGGCTGGATACCAGCTTACTTGCAACGAATCCTCAATAATATTGCCATCAGTAAATAATGCTGCAATTGTAGGTAAGCGGTCGTAAGCACCAGCTAATGTGTAACCATTCGGGAATCCTTGGGTAGCGCTAACTGGGAATGTTGGTTGTAATGATAATTTGCCGCCTAGAATAAGAAAATCTAAGAAGAAGTATGCTGCATTTTCATAACCCCATTCGCGGATATTAACTGGTGATGCCAGCACACCATCCCAGAACCATTGGTTAGCAATACAAACTTTGCAAGCTTCTTGGAAGCCGGGCCAGTCAATCATCGATTCAGGTATTAATTTATTTGCACCAACCAATGGTGACCGCAATAAGGCGCGTAATATTTCAGGAAATAAATGACTAGGGCCAGCGGTTAATGTACTAGGTGAATATCCGGCTGTATCGCCGGTTGTTGGGTCAACAAAACGCACCACTTCACGGCCCTGCTTGGCGTAATAGGTAAGATTACTAAAATCGCTCCACTCCTTACCGCTGCGTAGTTGCAAACCTATCATTGCCATACGGTCATATTGCGGTATAAATTCTTCTGGCCCGTATAAACCTTTTTTGTAATTTACCCGTTGCTCATTAATATAAACTACTTGATGCTCAGGGCCATTTTGGTGGCTGCCTTCTTGCTGGTCGTAATAGTACACATCTGTAATAGCATCAAAAGGTTCGGCTACACGTTGCTGAGCGGTGGAGCGAAGTGCTGCAACTCTCATAGGGGGTAGCGGGCTAGCCGTTCCAATTACTTGTATATTGTCTCCGACTTTATAATTAGACCCACTCTCTTGTACAACTACATCAGCTATCCAAACGCTTGATCCCTCCATTACAACATTTATCTGCGCCTGTACTGTTCCATTTATTGGCGTTGCCGAATTAGGAGGTTTATCTAGTACATAAACGCCTGTAGCATTTCCAGTGGAGCGAACAATTGTAACAAAACTTCCAGCGGCATTAGCGTTAGTCCACATGTAACCCACTCCACCCGTATCCGTATAACCTGCATTAAAGCCCGTAATATTTAATACTTGGCTGGTCAAAGTCATTTTTATTGTTATTGTGCTTCCAGAGGCAGGATGTGTAAAAACAGCTTCCCCAGTGTAGGGTTGACCCGCTCCAGTTGGATAGGGTGCTCCTAACACATCTGTATGCAGCCAACGGGTACCGAAGCCGATTATTACTGTACCTTTTGTTTCTTGAGTTGCAGTTGAAGCTGAAGCTACGTTTACTTTTAAGCCGCTGCCAGATCCACCGGTAGTAGTGTTATAAAGACCTGGTGCTATATAACCGGTAGTTGAATATTCAACTGCTGCTAATGATTCAACAGCACCTTGCGTAGGCCTACCGCCGTAATACATAATATTATTTGTTGCTGCTTGTTCTTCTATTTTTTCTCTATACCCTTTGTAATAAACTGTAACCGGCCCCAGAATTGTATCTACTGTGTGATATACCGCCCCGCCAGATCTCGCATCTAATACACAAATTTTATTATTGACTGGTCTACCATAAGTAAGATAACCTCCGCCTGATATAGGCCGCAGTCTAATTTCATACTGAAAATCGGGATTAGGAAGTCGAACACGTATAAAATTAAATTGGTCTATTGGTGTACGACCTTTAACACAAAAAGGTGACCCTGATTCAGGGTCAAGGCCAATCCAGCTATCATCACCTTTTTTGCGAATTTGAAGCCTAAAGATAGAATACCTTAACCCATAATCAGAGTAGGTTCCAACATTATAAGTATTGCCGCCTGCTTCAAGTGCGTTTAATGTGCCTTCGTCAGGTATTGCAGCAAAGTTTGCTATGCCTGAAAACCTTTTCCATACTTGTGATTTTATACCAATTTCAATTTGGTTTAATTTACGTGTTGTGGTTATATTAGCTAGTGCTAGTTTTGAGATTGTAGGCCCATCGGCAGGGTTACTGTAACTGGTTAAATTTTGCCCACGAAAATCAGGATGAGGAATTACAATTTGCTCTGACACTAGCCGCACATTGCCTTCTGCTAAAACCTTGAAATAGTATTTTTTACGTGTACTTGTATCCCATAAAGCTGTTGCAGGGTCAGAACCTGTGCATGTCACTTCCGCCCCACCTATCAGATAGGTTTCGCCTATTATAAGAACATCATCGCATGATTGACGGTAATTATCATCTTTGGCTGCTATATCCTGCACGCCAAAGGAACCAAATAAATTGATGGTGTTGCCCTCATACATATGAAATTCAATTGTATCGTTTGGGTATACAAAAATGTTCTTTGTTCCTTGCGCTAGCGTTTCATTATTGACTTTCATAATTCCAGTTCTGCACCCGTAATGCGATTCTGTTTTACCTCTTTCCGAGTCTGCTTGCGCTGCACTGGTTTGCTCTTTACCCGATTGCTCAGGGTCTTTTGAATAAAGAGTAGAGTGTGGATAAGCTACACGTACTCGTTTAAATGGCAACCGCCAATGCTGGCCATTACGCAACGGCTCAGATGTGCCAAATTGCGTCATTGTTGTTGGTATTCTTACACCACTAAACAATGGCTTTAATTCTTCTGTACTACCTAGTTGAGCTTGAAATACATCTTGCCCCCTTGCGCTAAGTCCACCTGCAATTTTATCTGCTGCCGTTATCCGACCTTCGCCAGGTTGTCCACGCTGGAAATAAACAGCAAATTTGTTTTCTTGGTAGCCCCGCAATAAGCTATCGCCAATAGCAAAACCTTTAAATTCTGGGGTACTAGCGGCTGCTAACTGACCTGCACTAGCTAAGAACAAAGCTAGCAGTTCTTGCCCATCACCTTGACTTAATAATTGCGACCATACTAATTTAGTTTCTACTCTTACACCACCATAAGTCTTGCTGCCAAATGTTTGCCGGTTAGCAAATACCAGTGGCATTACTTCGCCAAGTCTTGCTAGTGGTTGTACTGATGTAAAGCCATCTACATTAGTAAACCTATTTTCAGCATTTACGCTGGGGCCTGTTAAATCAGAACCACTCCGATTTTGCCCTGGGTCAGATTGTTTTGGTAGCTTAGGTTTTGGTGCTAATGCAGATGCAGCAAAGCTAAGGCCAGCGCCTACTACTGTTGTAACAATGCCAACTGTTATTGGGTCACATACAACATGCGGCACTATGTCATAAGCTGCATCGCGTTCGGGCCGGTAGTTTGCTACCTCATTTGCGTACCATTGATATTCTTCAAGCGTCAACCCTAAAGTATCAATTAATTGCTTTTCCCATGGCAGTATCGCG